ATCCTGATAGTATGTTTGACGACCCTTCATATTTGATTTCATAGTCTCATATACGCCACAGATAAGCCGCTTGAATCCAGTTTCCGCAAATCTACGCGCGATATGCTGGATTCTTTTTTGTGCTGCTGATTGAACAGCACTTAGCTTTTGTTCAGAATTACCTGAAACATAAAGCGTATCATTAAGCCCTTGTGCGGCTTTTGACATGCCAGTTGCTTGTTCTTTAATAGTCTGTAGATGTTCAAGCAACGGAACTGTACCCGTAGAAATAGTTTCTGGGGGCAATGCGGATACTGCTGCAGCTGGATTACCGTTAGTAGGAATGATTTGTTTTGGCTTCATGTTTTGAAGAGCACTAAAATCAACTACATTAGGATCTGCCAACTTAGGCGAATAGTTAGTTAAATATGTATTTTCTACAAATCCACGGAGGATTGCTGTAGACGCTAAGGTAGAGCTACGAGTGAAGTCTGCCATAGACAAACCATAAAACTCATGTGGGATATCAATTGGTACAATAGACGCGAGGGGAATCATTTCACAGTCTTCTTCCCAAAGGATGTGATTTCCAGCAGTTATAAAATGCTTTAGCTCTGCAATACCATCACCGTCTCTATCTACTCTTAGCCAGGACTCGGTTACTGTAACTTCGCTGTTTGCTTCCAGCGGGTACACTCCTTCTGAGTCCATTCCTTGCCAATAAGTTTGGCCTACTACTTCTTTTCTAGCAGCAATTTCTTGACTATATGGGCTATTGCCTAGCCAATTGCCTTCAACACCAAGTTCTGACCAGACTTGTTCATCTAGGTCATCTGCCCATTCAGGATAGTATTTACGCAAGTCTGACTTAGTCATATCTTGTTGGATGCCTACATACGCAGCATCTTCAATATCTTTTGCATCACTACTAATTCTAAATGCTTCTGGTGGAATACATTCTAGTTTAATTCTGCTATTATCAATCTTTTTTCTAAGACGAACATCTGTATATTGAATAAGCTCAGATGTTTCATCGAGCGTTAGCTCGCCGACGATTTCATAACTTTCATCCGCAAGGATCTCGTCAAGCTTAGCTTCATCAATCGATTCATACTCTTCAATTACATAGTCGTATTCTTCTATATAATCCCAACGAACAACTGCGTTTTTCCAAAGTAATGCCGCCTTCATCCAAGTTTGAAGAAGCTCCCAGCCACGATTCTTTTTAAATAAACAATAGTTGACAAGCATAGAAGCTTCTTTAGCTGCCTTAAATGCCCCTGGACTATCATCATAGGGAACAAAGCGAGCAAGCCTATTGTTACTCAAAAATAAATCTGTCAACACCGCAGTATAGGCTTCAATTACTTCTGTAGTACTGGTGTCTACAATTGTGCTTACACCTTGTGGTGCTAAGTGTGCATAAGGAACACCTGCAAACTCATATGTTGCTTTTAATCTTTCATGCGTGAGATCAGAGCTATTTAGCCAATCTCCAACGCTATTTGCAATACCTGCATCAATCAAGCTGACTAGCTGATCGTCAGTTACTGCTTCTTTATAACCTGCTTTAGCCATCAGATCTTACTCCTTCCGGTGTAGAGAGGCTTTGCAGCTTCCATTACTTTCGGATTATAGCCTTTACTTCCAGGCTGACTAAGAGGAACTTTTCGCTCTACTTTCTTAGTCTTTTTCTTTTCCGACTGTTGTATAAATCGTGACATTCACCGCTCCTGGGTTTACCATTTCACTTTATTTGCCCAATAAGCTGCACTCATTGGTCCTTTTTTAATATTAGTTGCATGACGGGCTTTCCAACCCTGTCTACGCTTACGATAAGACTCTGACTCACCTTTCTTTTTAGGACTGCCAGATACGCCTTGACTACCAAACCTAATTAATTTTTCTTTACCACCACTACGTGCAAGTACTGCATGAGACTTAGTGGGGTGACTTGGAGTGCGTTTAGGCTTGTTATAGCCACTAAACTTTTCACCGCCTTTTTCGATCATCACCTGACCTCCTTGTTTTCATGTCCCATCCAGATACCAAAGACGCCTGTCATAACGCCCATGACTACCGAAACAAAAGCTGACTGTGCTGCTGTTGGTTCGTCTAATGCCATAAACCATTCAGCGCAACGCCAAGACATAATCGTAGAGACTAACATCATGAGCCTAGGTAGGATTTTCCATTTTAAGAAAGTCTCTACGCTCATAGTTATGCTACCTCTTTTTCTAACGCCTCTACTTCTTCTTTAAGAAGTTTTAGTCGCCGACGTTTTTGAATCTGTTCGCGTTCTTCTGGAGACACATGACGCTCGACATGCATACGACCGACACCATCGTGGTAGATATCAATCTTTTCTCCTGCTTTATAATCTTCTTCAATAGTCCAAGTTTTTTTAAATAACAACATAGTTTTCTCCTATATTAAGCTTTTCTTGCTTTAGTTATCTTTTTCTTTGCAGCCTTTGTATTGGCTACAAATTGTTTTCCCTTTTTAATAGCATCACGTTTCTTTTTAGTAGTGGCAGCGTGTTCAGCTGCCGTGAGAGACTTAACAGCCGAAGCTGGCATATAACGCTCGCCAGTAGCTAACGGTCCTTGGATAGAAGGTTTTCCACTCTTTGTCCTCCACTTTTGTTTAGTCCATTTGGTAAGGCTTTTTTGAGGTGCTCGCTTAGTCACGGTAGCCTCCTCCTTTAGCTTTATACTGTCTGGCTAGCATCTGTGCTTTTCTAGCACTCCATTGTCCAGGCTTACCGCCTTTGCCTCCAGCCTTGATAGACTCAAAGAGTTGTTTACGCATAGTTGGTTTTGTATAGTTACCAGCTTCGTTAACTCTGCTTTTCTTAAGTGGAATTTTCTTTTTCATTCGTATACCCTCGTTTTGGTAGCATCTATGTATACTGGTTTACAGTAGGCCATTGCCCTGTGTTCTTCTGGTACAAGATAACTATACTGAAAGTTACCATAGCGCTTCACTACTCTGGATGCAAAGTAATTACACCTGTCGATACTTCTGAAGTACATATCTTGGGACACTGTAGCGTTCCCCAGTGTTACTATTAACAAGAACGCGTGTATCATCTTTGAACCTCACTACTGGACTTTTATATTCTTTAGGTCTCTTTTTAGGTTTTGGATAAACGCTTTTTATAATCATAGAATGGGCTTTCCCTACCACTAGCAGCCCTGACTAGTCGAGGACAACGGTAGAACTGGAGAAGACAAGCTCTCTCGAGCCAGTCTCCGTAATCTCTTATTATACTTTCTTTTGATTCGTTTTCTTTGTCCTGGACGCCAATTACAATACCTTTTAAACTTAGTCAAGGCATCGTATTCATCTCCCGACTTCAGAGGAATCCTCATTGTAGAGTTAGCTTTTTAAGTTCTTCCTCTAGCTCTTCATCGGTCAGATCAGCTGCATCAATATTAGTTTGAGTTACATCTTGACGAGACAACTTAGGTGCTTGATATTCTGCAAGAATAGAGGCCACCTTTACAATATTTTCAGTGTCCCCTTCTTCCATAGCTTGTACTAAGACATACTTGAGTGCTTCAAGTGCGTCTGGAGCTTCGTCACCTAGTTCTCGCATAGCTACAATAGTTTGTTTAGCAAGCTCTCTTTTTTCTTTATTTTTCCTTCTGACTTCAAGACCTCGTAGTCTGTACTCATTGGCCATCTCGGTAGAGGTAATACTTTTAAGGTTTTCAGAGCCTGGGTGATGCTTTTTCTCGGTTTCTATAGCCATTGTGTTCGATCCTCCCGTATTTCTCCTATCCTGTCTCTCCAAGATATGTTATCATTTGTAAGTTTATGTTGATGAGTTCTATAGGCCTCTAAAGCAATTGCCAAGGCTATCACAGTATCATCATAGTTTCCTGGGAGTGCATTTGTACTTCCAGTTTCACTTGCCACATAGGTCTTCAACTCAGACAAGATAATGTCAGACTTTATGTCGATGTCATAATCTTCAATGGCCCGTTTAAGATTTCCAATTATCATTGGTTTTGTAGACACAGTAGTTCTGAAGCCAGGTTTAGACCCCTCTTCATTGGAAAGATTAGCCGACTTAGTCTGATAGTATAGGTTTACATAATTCATTTGTTTTAGTCTATTTAGAGTAGCAATACCCAGACTGTTACTTTCTACTGCCAGTAAAGCATTATTAAAGTATCTTCCTAGGTAGAATAGCATATCTCCAAATAAACTGGGATCTACGTGATTATCCCTGAATAAAGCACAGACCTCTCTGTTTGTGTTGAGTACAACTGCAGTGCTGTGGTCTTGCCCTACACCTAAGGCTACATCAGCACCTATTATAAACTTTTCTGAAAACGTGGGTGGTATCCAGATTTCTAAATGCCCCTCACGGTTATCCTCAAAGTAGCTACTTCCTTCATCGTATGATCTCGTATACTCTGGTGCTGCCACTTGGTATTCCGTAAGAACTTCTTGGTCAAAGACACTATTGCCAGAGACAAGAAAGGCCTCTTCAGGACTTGCTGGATACTCTTGCTTAAACTTATTTTCACCACTCTCGGCTATTTTTAGTCTACGCCAATATAGTTGATCGTTATCTAAGTCATACTTTTCTACCAATTCTTCCTCTTCCAGAGTCAACTCAAATCCTTCAGGGGCTTCCCTTCGGTATTCTTGAGTTATAAACCAAGGTAGAAAAATGGGTATGTATTCATTTTCACCTCTCATGGCACCCTGATAAAGACGATAAAACTCTCCACTGGCTCCGTTAGCGGTGCTCTCTAGGATTACTTCCGTCCCAGCCTCTTGGCTAATTCCTTGAAACATTCCAGCAAGGATCTGCTCATCAAACTGCCAAAATGCAACTTCTGATAGGTGTGCAATAGTAGGAGTCGTGCCTCTTCCAGCTTCTTTAGAACCAGCTGTATAAAGACGATAACC